TTTCAAGGGTGACACGGTAGAATCCTACCTGCTGTTTACCAATCCTCACAAGTACGGTTGGTCGATCGACGTTCGCTTCACTCCGATTCGCGTCGTTTGCAACAACACTCTGACTCTCTCGCTCAACAGCCAGTCGAGCAAGATCGTTAAGGTCAGCCATCGTCGTGAGTTCGACGGTGATCTCGTCAAGGAAACGCTCGGCGTTGCCAAGGAAAAGCTGGCTACCTACAAGGAAATGGCTCAGTACCTCGGTTCGAAGCGCTACAGCGACGAGTCGATCGTCGACTACTTCAAGCGTGTCTTCCCGGTTTCTGGTGACAAGAAGCAGATCAGCAAGAATGCTGGTATCGCTCTCGAAATCATGGATCAGCAGCCTGGTGCCGAATACGGCGAAGGTAGCTGGTGGCAGGCTTTCAACGCCGTCACCTTCATGACTGACCACATCATCGGTCGTAACGCTGACAATCGCCTCACCTCGGCTTGGTACGGTGCTAACAAGAACCTCAAGACCAAGGCGCTCGAGACTGCAGTGGAGTTCGCAGATGCTGCTTAACGTTAAGAGTCGGTCCCCAGAATCCTGGGGACCTCTCGCCTCTGTTCCTGAAGGTCGCTTCAATCAGATCTTGAATAACCGTAAAGGTACTACGAAGGAGATTATCAAGGATGAGCTCAAGAAAGCAAAGAAGCTCAAGACCTATAAGGTAACTTTCGAGAAGCGTTGGTACTCAGAGAAGTTTGAGATCCAAGCAGAGAGTGATTGGGATATCGGTTCTGCAGCTCGAGCTTATTTCAAGGAACACAGTGATAAGATCGGCTTCAAGGAACCAGAACGCGGCAAGTGGGCTGGTGATTATTCAGGCTACGATGCCATCAGTTATGTAAAGGTGAAGTGATATGTGGTTGTGGTTGTTTATTGCCGTTGCTCTCTTCGGCTTTGGCATGTATAAGCTCGGATTGGTTGACATCAACGAAGACGAGAAGTTTGCGCTGTTTTGGGTAATCGGTCTGGTTGCTATATTCTGGCCTATTGCTCTTGGATTGATCGTTGTCTTCGGTCCATTCGTTGGTCTGTTCTGGCTCGGCGATTGGAAGCGCAAGCAGCGTCTTGAGAAGGAGAAATCTTCCAAGAATAAATAAGTTCATGGAAGAAGAAAATGGTACTTACTTTGTGGCTATGATGTTAGATCTGGAAGACGAGGATTTCGATCCGCAAGTCTTCCCGGTCTGCTTCAACACTACTGATTACAAAGAGGCCTTAAGACTAGTCAGGTGCATTACACCTGGCGATCCACGCAAACGATTGATGTTTGCTGATACGGATTACATGTTTGATAGGAGGAATTATGATGATTAAGAACGTACTTCTTGCAGCTGCAGCTTTGACGATGGTAGCTGCACCTATCTCAGCCGAAGCTCGCGAGCGTGGACAGCATCATGAACGATCAGAACGCGGTGGTGGTGGATGTGGTTGGCTCTGCGGAGCGATCATCGGTGGTATCGTTGTAGGTGCTCTTTCTTCCAGCGATCGTGAAACTCGTCGTAATCCTGACTACGACCGTGAACGCGACTACGATAATCGCTACTACCCTCCCGATTATAGATACGATAGACGCTACTGTGTCCGCGAGCAAGTCGTCGAATGGCGCCGCGGCGAACGCTATGTCTATTGGGAAACTACCTGCAATTAAGGAAAATACATGAAAAAGATTCTTGCCGCTTTACTTCTGGCACTGCCTACTACTGCCTTTGCATCTCCTTGTGATCAGTTCTTTCCGAACGGCAAGGAAATCGTAGTACCAAATACGAAGGTCCTATGTAACTCTTTCTATGCCATCGTGTACGACGATGCCAACAACGCCAACGTATTCTCTACCGAAGTAGCTCAAGAAAGAGCGGTCAAGGTTGCACGTAAAGACGACTTCAGAGGTGACAAGCGTATCGCCGATACTCCTGTTCCAGAAGACTATACCAACTCTGGTTACGATCGCGGCCATATGGTCCCAGCAGCCAACGCAGACGATCCAGTAGAGATGTCAGATACGTTCCTCATGACGAACATGACACCTCAGTTGCCTTCTGTCAACCGTATTGCATGGAAGAACCTCGAAGAACGCGTTCGTTCTGTTCCTTTCAAGTGGGTTGTAACAGGCGCACATTACCCGCCGAATCCAAAGACTATCGGTAAGGCGAAGGTTCCTGTTCCTGATTTCCTGTACAAGGTAGCATACTTCGAGAGTGGTAACGTGGCAGTGTACATCGTAGACAACGTTACACCGAAGTCACAAGTCGAGACCATGAAACTCGAAGAACTCGAAGCGAAAATTGGCTACAAACTGCGATAAACAGGGTGTACAATTAAAACCTGTTGGGGTATATATAGATTATCAGTTGTTGACAGGCAACAATAAAGGCGGAAAGACGCGGGTGCGACTCCCGCCACCTCCACCATCTACACTGGAAGTATGGTCCAAGCATAAATCCAGAATGGCGAAAGAGTAACCTAGGATAAACTCTCTAGCAAGTCCAGTGTAGTTGATGGGGGTGAACTAGGATCGATTTTCGTGGAATAGGGACGTCCGAGACTGATCGACTGGCAAAGCGCCACTAAACGTAAATGCAAACGATAATGACGTTGCCTTTGCTCTAGCCGCTTGAGGCTAGCATTGGGCCCGCCGGAGCCTCGAAACAGAATCCGGCAACTTACTACAAGGTGTTAGATTGGTGCTACGAGTCGCCAGAAAAACTGCTGGCCAAGGCATAAATAAAACATCGCAACGGAGGTTGGCACCTCCATTGACTCTTACAACAAGCTTCAAGTCAGAAGGCTAGAAAGCGACCGTTAGGTCACAGACGAAACCATAATGATTTTGCATTTCCAGTAAGAGGGAAATGGATGGAAGATACCTTCGTTATTCTATTTTGTATCTTCTCATAGCGACAGGAAACTATAGGGCTGAGATGCCCGGTATCGTAGTCTCTGTTGGCCAAAGTCATTTGACTAAGAGGTACAAATGCAAATCTTCGATAAGATCGAAGGCTTCCCATATCTCAGATGGGCAGAAGGTTTCGCAATCGGTGCTATGGTAGTAATACTGTTTAGCATGCTGATGCCAGAACCCAAGCCAGTAATCGTTCGAGTTCCGGAAGTCAAAGTAATCGAAAAACCGGTGGTCGTTAAAAAGCCTGTTTACCTCAGCGCTAACGACAAACGCCAAATTCAATGTCTGGCAGAGAATGCATACTTCGAAGCAGGCAATCAATCACAAAAAGGTAAAGTAGCAGTCACACACGTGGTTATGAACCGAGTCAAAGACTCGCGGTTCCCTAAAACGGCCTGTGGTGTCGTTCATCAGAAAACAAGAGGAGTATGCCAGTTTTCTTGGGTGTGTGAAGGCAAGAAGCGCGTTCGTGACATGCAAATGTTCGCAGCAGCAAGAAAGGCAGCTGAAGATGTCTATCTCGGAAATTCGAGAGACGTTACGAAGGGTGCAAAATTCTATCATGCTAACTATGTAAACCCAAACTGGGGATTGACACGTGTTGCTCAAATCGGAGCACACATATTTTATAGAGGATGATCATATGGTGGACGACGTCATTTCGAGTAAAGCGTTGACTTCAGAAAAGTTTATTAAAGAGATCGAGAATCTTGTGACGAGGTATGATTTAGATTATATGGATGCCGTCGTCCACTATTGTGAAAAGAATAACATCGAGCTCGAAGCGGCTGCTGGTATCATTCGTAGTAACCTTCGAATCAAAGCCAAGCTTCAAGACGAAGCAGAAGAACTCAACTTTCTTCCGAAGAGGGCAAAGCTACCCGTATGACTCCTTTCGAGAGCTACACCACCTTTCTTGCCTTGAAGAATCACTTCACAACAGACAGCTACGACTACGTCAAGTACAACGGCAAGGTAGGCGCACGTCCTGCCAGTTTCGATGTACGTAAGGACAAGTATCAGTTCTACAAGCTGTCGAAGCACAAAGATCCACTCAAGTATCTGGTCGCCAACTTCGTAGACGGCGATCTCAAATGGATAGGCGATCTGTTCAACGATGACTCTGAGAAAGTGTACAACGAATGGTTGAGGAGACAACAGTCTCTGTCTTATATCTTTGAACAGGATATGAAAAAACTATGTACAAATTTCAACGATAATGTTATTGTAAAGAATGGACAACATCCCTATCTGTTGAAGCAGTATCTTCGTCGAGAGATTTCAATCGAGACGGTGATCATCCTCAACGATATCTTCGGGTTCTTCGGTCATTGGAACAAGAAGATTGAGGATACAGTCCTATGGCCCAGCATCCACAAGAAGCTGCTGAAGTACAAGCCGTTCTTTCATTATGATGTATTCAAGTGTAGAAAAATTGTCAAGGACGTCTTCACTTCATGATAAATAGAATTGCAGCACGCTGCAAACACATCGAAACATACCGTAAACAACGACATATAGGAGATAATTATGTCATTTGCTGATCTTAAGCGTTCTTCCACCTCTTCGTTCCAGAAGCTCACGCAAGAACTCGCTAAGCAGAACACCACCTACACAGATCCCGATGAGGGCAAGTATTGGAAGCCGACAGTCGATAAGGCTGGCAACGGATACGCCGTCATTCGTTTCCTTCCTGCACCTGCAGGAGAAGATATCCCATTCACTCGCATTTGGGACCATGGATTCCAAGGTCCAACCGGACTTTGGTACATCGAGAAGTCGCTGACGACTCTCGGTCAGAACGATCCCGTATCGGAGTACAACAGCGTTCTTTGGAACACTGGTCTCGACTCTGATAAGGAAATCGCTCGCAAGCAGAAGCGTCGCCTGGCATACTACAGCAACATCTACGTTGTGAAGGATCCGGGTAACCCTGCCAACGAAGGTAAGGTCTTCCTGTACAAGTACGGTAAGAAGATCTTCGACAAGCTTAACGACCTCATGAACCCCGCGTTTGAGGACGAGAAGCCAGTAAATCCTTTCGATCTTTGGACGGGCGCTAACTTCAAGCTCAAGATTCGTAAGGTCGAAGGTTGGCCTAACTACGATAAGTCAGAATTCGACTCTCCCGCACCACTGTTCGATGATGACGCTGAGCTTGAACGCGTTTACAACTCGGAATACTCGCTCGCTGAGCTGGTATCGCCGAAGCAGTTCAAGTCTTATGACGAACTGAAGGCTCGTCTGAATACGGTCCTCGCTGTCACGGCAGAACCTGCCAAGATTCGTGGGGTCGATCTCGATGAAGATGAATACAGTGCTCCGGCACCTACGTTCAAGGCAGCAGCACCTGTTGCTGCACCTTCAAAGACGGTCGATGATGACGACGATGATCTTGATTTCTTCAAGCGACTTGCTGAAGAAGATTGATAGGTGGGAAAGGGCGGCTTCGGTCGCCCTTTCTTTTATGCTCTCATACCGGCCATGGCATCATAACGTTGCTTGACACCCATTCGAATAAGATAGAATTGCACTCCTGCGTAGTCAGATGACGTAGCCATGTTCTCAATAGATCCTGATCCGGAAGGAGCAAGATTCGGAGGACTTGTTATTTCAGGAGGCAGTTCTGGATCAGGTGTTCTCGCTGCAGCAATTGCTCCAGTTTTTTCGGCGTCTGCACTGCTTATACTTTTAGCAGGATCACTACCTCCTCTTAGCAACGAGGCAGATAGATCTCTTGGAATTTGTTTCCCTAATCCAGCTTCTGCGATGCCTGCTATAGCTTTCAAAGCTCCTGCAGCCAGATCAGCGGCCGCTCCTGCCACAGCAGACGCTGCAGCTCCTAATCCATTCTCAGAAGAACCCGCCTCTCCGTAACCTTCCATCGAAGCAGGAATAGTAGTGCCATCTGTAAAGTTCAAACTTCCAGGATTAATAGTTCCGTAACCAGAACCTCTTGTAGCAGGAACTTGCAAGTTTCCGGTCTGAACCATGAAGTGCAAGTGAGGACCAGTAGAAACACCGGTGCTACCAACATAACCGATGACTTGCCCTTGTTGTACGACGTCTCCTTGACGGCATGCAAACCTTGATAAGTGGCAGTAGATCGTGCGTTTGCCATCATCGTGTTCGATAGCGATAACGTTACCGTATCCGTGCCAGTTCGAAGCTACAAGTGAAACTGTACCGCCTCTTGCTGCTCTGACTGGTGTTCCTGCTGGAGCAGCGATGTCGATACCATGGTGAAAGTGACTTCCACTGTGAGCACCAGCGATCGCACCTCTCCAACCATACCCGCTGTTTGGCTTACGCCCTTCGATAGGGTTGATATAACCAGCAGTTTGGTTGGTAGCTTGTTGTGTTTGTTGTCCGGTTGAAGATTGACCGTCTTGAGCAGTATTTCCTCCAGTAGACGGAGCGTCTTGTCCACCGAGCCATGTTGGCATGTTTCTTTGCCACCAGTTGCGAGTATCCGCTGGTTGAGCTGGAGATGCCGCTGCTGGAGGAGGTGATGAACTTGCTGGAGATGCAGCTGGTGGTGACGGTGGTGTACCAGTCGACGGAGGAATAGGAGATACTGAAGGAGATCCTGAACCAGCAGTTGAAGGTCGAGATGTATTTGAAGATCCGGTTGCGGTAGTGCTTCTCGAAGAACTCGAACGTTCTGGATCATTGTTAGGATATGGTGCAGTTCTTTCTTCTGGTCTAACCGCTGTAGCTCCATCTCCACTATTAGATCTTCGACTGTCTTCTTCAGAAGATCCCATATTTGGAAATGCAGAAGTCGATTCTCCTTCTCCTCCATCTTCACTCGGAGCAGTTGCTTGTCCGGTTGCAACCGCAGAAGCGTCTGCTCCGGGCGTAGCTGAAGTTCCCTGTTGACCAGTAGCTCCACTCGAATTCGTCGAACTTCCGTTTCCTCCACTTTGAGTGTCACCGACTATTCTACGCAGACCATCGTTGATATAACCAACCGCTGCAGATGAAAAATCCCAGACACCTTTCGCGAAATCAATGATAGCAGCAAAAGTTTGTCTAACAGGATCCATCTGACTTAAAAACAATGCTCCTGCGCCGACGGCAACTGCCATCATCGCTGCATTGGACTTTTTATCTTCTTGTTCTGCAGCAGCATCAGCGGTTTCTTGATCGAGAACAGGAGTAGCATCTCCTTGAGCGTTTTCTATCTGACTTTCTCTGCTTTGAATAGAAGCAGACGATGCTGCATTTACTTGATTCTGTAATCGCTGCTTAAGCAACCCGTCGATGTTAGCTAGCTTCTCGATCATTACCACGATCGGAGAGTTTATTCTTTTGTTCCCCTTACGAAGAGTTCCTCCACCTGCCGGCTTTTTAGCCTTACTCTTCGCAGCTTGACCTGCAACACCAGTATTGCTGAAGATGGCTTCAGATATGTTTTTCTTTACGGCCGCTTCGGATTCTTCTTTTGTAGGTTGAGGAGCCTTTTTTTCATACAAGAAGTCATCGTGCGTGACACCTTGGTCGATCTTATTAAAAGTGGCTTCGATCAGTTTACTAAAGTTTGGATTGACAGGATCTTTAGTTTTCCTATCGATCCATGTTTTTCCGTTGAGATCCCATACATACTCACTCTTTCCGAGCTTGACAACTGGACGAGAAGTATCGATGCGTACGCGCTTCTTTTTTTCTTGAGGTGTATCGTCAGTACTCATCTTCTCGAGAAGCGCAGTCAATCCTTCTGGAGCCCTGACCTTGGTTTTTTGGTCTACCCAACCATCACTTGTCTTGATAAATGTCTGATCACCGATCTTGATAGGTTCAGCCATTATGATGCCTTCTTATAGTACTGAAGGTATCCGTCGATGATACTTCCACGAATTCCAGGATAGTTCGGATCGATTACTTCAATCTTGTTATCGTCAGAAGCTTTACGTAGAGATGCTTGAGCAGGAGTATCAGAGTTCTTTATATCAGCAGCAGCCGCTTTCTGATCACCTAACTGAACAGCAGTCTCTACTCGTCTCGAAGCATCTTCAATCTCACTCGCACGATTGTCGTTTGCAGGAACCGGCGAAACCGGAGGAGTCATTCCCTGAGTAAGAGAACTTCCAGTGGTTTGATTTTTACGTTGAGTTCCAAGACCGGCTTGTGCAATTCCAGCTACTGCCTTGATGGCTCCTGCAGCAAGATCTCCTGCAGCCGAGGCTGCAGCTCCAAGAGCACTCGATGATCCACCGTCTGGGGCAGTAGGCATGTTGTTTAGACGACCTGCAGTCCCTTCACCGGCCATGATATACGGTTGAGCTTGTTCGAATGTCATAGATGACGAACTTTGGCCAGTCTTACCGAAGTATGCCCAAGTTGTATTCAGACTTCCTTGTCTTGTTTTGTACAACCATCTAGCAACTCTATCTTGTGCATCGCGGTCATAGAGTTCGTTCGGTGTAATGATACCGTTGTCGATCGCGCCTTGAATCGTTGTTCTGTTGGTCGCGTATGCACCTACACCGCTGTCACCGAGAAGTTCTCCAGATGTAGATCTTCCGACACCATCAGCACGAGATCTTGGTTGTAGAACATTTCTACCGAACTCGATTACTTCTGCAACAGTGAGCTGTGTAAGTTTTCTACCGTTGTAGTAATCTTCTGGTTTACCGTATCTGCCGTATCCGAGAACGATATCGTATGCTGTATCAGGAGCGTTCGAACCTGCAGTACTCGATGCATCAGGACTTGCATTCGAAGATGCCGTTGGAGTTCCTGATGGAGAATTAGATCCTGTATTTACAGGAGATGCAGCGGGTCTACTAGCTTCTGCTTCTTCATCAGCAGCGTCTTGCGCTTTCGCTTCAGGAGATTCCCAGAATCCTTTGAATAGTTGATAGAGATCCCAAATCATCCACGCAGCAAAACCTGCAGCGATGATTTTTTCTACGATAGCAATGACAGCAGCTACTGGAGCGCCGACACCTGTAGATGCCAATGCTCCTTCAGCAGCAGTCGCCGCTGCTTCAGCTGCAGCGACTGAACCCAATCTCATTAGAACTTTTTTAACAGCTTGACCACCAAATCGTTTGAACAGTTGCCACATTCTACCTTGTCGAATAAAAGCTCTTAAGAACTTATAGAATCTTGTTTCCGTCATAAAGTTTATAAGATATCTTGCTTGTTTCTTTACAAAGTCTGTAACAACTCCTATTGTTCTACCTACAAATCTTCCGGCTGAAGAATTCTTTGCGGCATTCCAGAGCATGCTTGCTCCGGCCTTAATACCTTTCCAGGTATACTTGAGAGTTGTTTTAGGAGCGAGAGCGAGACCTACCAACGGTACATTTTCAAGTATAGCTCGGGCCCAACCTACTCCGCCTTCTCGTGTCTGCGTGTCTTTGTTGTACTTGCCTTCTGCTCTTTCGTATATATGACCTAGAATTAGGCCTCCAAGAGCTCCTCTCCAGCCAAGAATATATCCACCGGCGAGAGCTCCAGTCAAACGATCTGGTCCTAAAGCATCGACTAGACTTTTTGCAACATTATAAACCCAACCGAACTTTTCAGTGAATGCAGCCCAGTTAGATTTTAACTCATCTAAAGATTTTGTATCAAGTTGACCAAGAGCACCAAGCCCAAGTGCTCCTAACAATCCTCCACCGATCAACAGTTTTCCTGCGGTGGATGCTCTGTCTTTGGTTCTATCTTTGATAGCTCCTAATCTTTCTCCAAGATTAGAGAAAGTTCCTCCGCTGCTATTAGATCCTTCGATAGCAGCTTCTTTTGCTGCTGTAGCCTGTTGTTGAGCTATCTGACGGTCAGAGTTTATCTGCGCCGCGAGCGTGCTTTCGATCGAAGCAAGATAGTTGACAGCGACTACCAACAACTTCTCTGTCGGCATGTTGGCATTGACTACGGGTTTGGCTGTCTTTTTTGGAGGAGCGGGGATAGTACCAGAACCGGTTACATTCGATTTACCTGCGTTCCCTGCCATGCCAACTGCGTTGACTACGGTGACAGGAGTAGGGCTCAACGCACCTTCAAGAGCACCACCTACGGCTTCGCCTACACCGCGTACAGCATTGCCAGCAGCTTCTACTACTTTACCAGCAAGACCGAAAACTCCACCAATAGTAGAGCTAACTGCTGCTGACAATGGTGTTTCGAATACAGCCATTACTTTCTTCTACTCTCTATCTCTTTTTTCTGTTCTTCAAGATGAGCCATCAACATATCGACATAGATATCTCTTTCGTACGGTATCAAACTCTCAATCTCAGTAATCGAATATTTGTGATGCTGAGCCAAAGCAAAGATCATGCTATAGTAGTTCTCTAAAGATGTGTGGCTCAGCGCCACATAAAAAAATCTTTGAGATTATTCAACTCGATACTCCTATCATTACCAAGCGAGTTCTTGTAATCGATCTTATGATACAGACGCGGGATCGTTTCAAAGAACTCGCGAATCTTTTCAAAAGATGCAACCGGTAGTTGATCTAAGAACTCGGTGAGCTCTGCATCGTTGTACTCAGAAGCAGGGAAAAGCTCTTCTGCTGTTACGATGGTATCGATGCAGTTGATAACAAAGAAGTTCATCAGCTCGATCTCGTTGTCGTACTGCTTCAGTTTGTCTGTAATACTTGCGCTCGGATACTTCATGATGATAGAAATACCAGAACCGACCTCGATCGTAGAGTCGATGTTCTTCGGCATCTCGATTTCAATAGTATCGAGATCGAGCTCGAAGTTATAGATCTTATCGTCTTCATGGTCACGATACGAAAGCTTGACAACGTTGTTCACGGACTTAGCACGAAGCTTCAAGAACAAGTATTCGAGATCAAACGTAGTAAGAGCATCTACATCAAAATCTTCGTCTTGTACACACAAGCGAAGGATCTGCTTGATAGCCCTGATCACTTCAGTATCTTCACCACCTTGTTGTGAGATCAGAAGAAGCTTCTCTTCTTTGACCAGAAACGGTCGAAATAGAATCTTCTTTCCTGTTGAAGGGACGATCACGTCAAAAAGAGGTTGATCAATTTTAGGCAAAGGCATTATATTCTCCTATTATATTAAAATCATGTACTTGGAATTTCTTGACTAAAAGCATTTCTAGTCTTTGGAATATATACCGCTCTCTCCGGAGTAACCAGTGGAGCAGTATCGGCCGGCGTTCCGAACGTTCTTGGCACACCGTTGTTTCCTTCTCCGATCACGACTGTGCCTGTCGGGTTTTGATTTCCTATAGCAGATCTAAGCTGTTCTTCGGCGAGAGCGCGAGCTCGTGCTTCTTCCTCTAATTGTGCTTGTAGTTCAGGAGTTAAGGTAGATCTACCGTTTGCGGTTCCAGCTCCTTGATTGAAAGCGCTGATCTTTGGACGAATTCTAAAGTCTGTAAAGGCAAACGATACGTTGAGGCGCATCAATGAATTCTCTTCAGACCATGACATGTTCATACTT